GCAATATGACCTTTGAATAAGCGCTCAGGTATCTTGAATTTGGAACCACTCATATCCTCGGCTTTCCCGCCAAGCCCGCCAAGCCCACCAAGCCCGCCAAGCCCGCCAAGCCCGCCAAGCCCACCTAGACCGCCAAGCCCACCTAGACCGCTAAACATGGATGCCATGGAACTCAGCTTTGAAAAAATATCTTTCATGGAGTCGCCCAAGCCGCCTTCAATACCAGTACTGAAGCCGTCGCCTCCACCTTCAACATCAGCTTCAGAAAGCATACGCATCATGGTTTCCATATCAGCATTAAATCCAGAAAGATCCCATAGTCCACCAGCTTCTTCTTTTGTAGACGATGCAGCGGCTAATAAAAGTAACGAACTAAGATATTTCCAAATAACTGAATGTGTAGACTCAGATAATTCATTCCATAATCCACGTTTCATTACAAATCCAGGAATCAATTCAATACCGACTCCGTCAAATACTGAGGCATTGCATGCAGCAATGTGTGAAGTATGAGATTTCCATACAGTTAAAAAGCGTTCCTTGGAATCGGGGAAACTAGCAGCATGTGTGAGCGCAGACGAAAATTCGGGGAATGTTCCTTTGAGGTCATCGACAAATTGCGCGTACGTGGCTTCAAAAGTGGGTGCAACAGCCATTTGTATGAAGTCAAGAGTTGGTTTCATACAGAAGAACGCATCTATTTCTTTTAAAAAAAATCATAAAAAGCATAAAAAAATCACTACTAAGCTCGCAGTCCAGCTGCACGTTCAGCGAGCACAACAAGTACTTTACACCATTTCCAAATAGCTTGCTTATTATCTTCACTCATGCCTGACCAATGACTGTTAAAAATAACATATGCAAATGCATATTCAGCATGTTCACCATGAAGCGCGTCGTGCCCTTTTTTTATAAGTGTGTCTTCATCTTCTGCCATAACAGGTTTATGGAAATCGGGATAAACATATTCCATAAATCCAGTGTGAAGAAGCTTAGGGTTGGCTTTTTTGAGAGCACGTAGTGCGTCCAGTGCTGTTTTAAGGGATTTTTCTTCGGGATATGTATCCGAAAGTTCTTCCACAAACGCTACCAGTTGGTTATTAAATGCAGAAATAGGTGTTGCCATTCCGTCTATCTTACGTAATAAAAGAGTGTGTAGTTTTAAACCAGTGCCATCTCATCTGCTCATGGAGGTTAGCTTAACGCCGTGCAGGAGGTCCAGGAACATCACTATCCCGTGCTGACATGTAAGCTTCGAGTCTTCGTTGTTCCGCATCTTCTTTTGCAGATCGTTTTGGACCACCGCTGCCCCCTCCACTGCCTCCTGCTCCCATCCCAGACACTGCTGACAGTCCAGGCGAACTAACAAGTGATTCAAATTGACGACCAATTGGATTGTACATTTTATCCGAAGCAGTGTCGCCACCCGCGCCAAGGAAACTGTACGAATCCGACCATTTTCCAGACCCACTCATTTCATTCCCGTGGTAAGCTAATACATTTGCATCGGTGCCTTCATATGCTTTCACACCGAGTAAATCCGGTTTTCCACTGCTTGAACCACTGCTTGCGTCGCCTGCGCCGCCGCCCGTGGGTGAACTCATTAAATGTGTAGCTGTCGGCGGCGGAGCTGCAGAGCGAGCCGCTGCATGTGGACGAGGAGCTAATTCGGGGCTGTAATCAGGCGGACGTATAAGTGCGTTGCGTTCATCCAATGCAGCCGCCCCAGATTTACGTTCACCGCCGCTCACACCCATTTTACGTCCAAATAACCAATTATTGACTGCACCGGGACCGACCAAGGGTTCAGACGAACCCACTGGAATCATTGTGGGAACGGATTTTAACCACGGCGGTAGTGGAGGACGCGATGGCGATGGATCGACACAAACAAGTATAAATTCTGCAGCAAACGGTGTTTTAGCTAATTCAGCAAGAAACGCCTGGCAGTGTCTGCATCGGGTGCTATAAAACAGACGATGTTTACCGCTCATTGTATTCGTTGAATAGATTGGCGATTTGAGTACTATGATTATGCCGCGCGCCGAGTCGGTCTAAAAAGTTGACAGCAACAAAATTGTTAGAAGCATAGGGTAGAAAGACATAATGTTTACAAATTACATTCCAGACACTACAAGCCCGCGCCTGCTTACGGGTGGCGAAACACATATCAATGCAAGTTTCGAACTCATCAATACAAACGTTACGATAGCCAACGCACTTCGGCGATCCATTCTTGTACACACACCATCCGTTGGATTCCGTACTGAACCGTATGACAAATCGCAGGTGGAAATTATTAAAAATACAACACCGCTTGTGAATGAAATGCTAGCACATCGTGTGGGTATGATCCCCATTTGTGTTCCAGATTGGCGAGCTTTTAATCCATCAGAATATCAATTTGAACTTCATGTTCGAAATGAAGATGCATCCAAAATTATTGATGTACGGGCTGGTGATATTAAGGTTTTCCGTGTAAATCCTGCGAATCCGATGGATGCACCGGTTCAACAGGATTCCAAACAGTTCTTTCCTCCCGATCCTATTTCAAGTGAAACTGCGCTAATTACACGTCTGCGCCCGCAAACAAACACTGCGTATCCTATGGAAGAACTGCATATTCGCGCGAAAGCTTCAGTCAGTACAGGAAAAGAAAACATTCGGTGGTCGCCTGTGAGTCAATGCGCATATGAATACACACGGGACACAGATCCAGAACACGTGGAACAAGTATTCCAAGCATGGATTGCAGCCAATAAAAAGAAGGAAGGAACACCCGAGCAAGATGCAGCGCTGCGCCGTGAATTTGACACAATGGAAATTCAACGGTGTTATAAGAACGAACTTGGAACTCCCAATAGTTTTACATTCCAAGTTGAATCAATTGGTGTACAGCCTATTCCAAATATTGTACTTGCTGGGATTGAAGCAATTCAGGAATATGTTAAAAAATATGCAGATATGGATAAAATTATTCCTTCCAATATTCGTATTCAAAAAAGCGATACTCGGTTCCCAGCGGTTGACGTAATCTTTGACAATGAGGGACATACGCTTGGTAATCTTCTGGAAACATACCTTGTTGAAAATCATACGGATGAAGGCAGTAAAGAGCCGCGAATCACATACGCCGGTTATAAAGTCCCACATCCACTTCGACAGGAAATGTTTGTGCGAATCGGTGTTCCTGAAACAGAACATCAAGAACTGATTGCGCGTCAAGCCATTGCGTCGGTATGTGCACAGATTCATCAAATCTTCCAGGGTATGAAACAATCTTGGATTACAATGCTTGCACCAGCTGGTGCTGGTGCTGGTGCTGGTGCTGGTGCTGGTGCTGGTGCTGGTTCTGCAGCCGAAGTTTAACAAATTCGATACAAATTTATAGAAAAGTATAGTAGAAGACAATGCCCGATTATATGACAATGGCAACCTACGCTTTTTTAGTCGTCTTGGCGATCGGAATTATTTTATATCTCCGACCACGCTTTACGACAGAAGGATTTACAACAGTAGCCATTGAAGGCGATATGATGCCGCGTTGTTTAGCGCGTGACCCCGAATCACAAGCCCTTTTAGCACAGTTATACAGCAACTCTGCGTACAATAGTGCAGCAGGTGAAGCATATGAAGAATTCAAGTTAATTCTTCAGAAACTGCTATGCATTGATGCAGACATTACAGGTGCTGGTGCAGGTATTTATTCGACGTATCAATTACCATATGTAACCGCTCACGATATTGAACCAGCAGCCAATTTTGTCGGACGTTGTGTGCGCAATGCAGTTCGTGAACGCGATGTAGCTATGGCATTGGATAAATTTGAATCACGCGGCAATGTGTTATTGAAAACAATGTGTTCAGGTGATTCAGCAGCCGTCAATACAAATATTGCAACATTTAATCGCATTGTAAAACGTATAGGAGCGAGCATTACATCCAAATGTTTAATGGAAAAAGCCAATATGGATGTTCCGGCTGGACCACGTGATCCTGGATATTTCACACCAAACAGTGTGGAAGAACTTAGTGAATATACAATTTTTGGAGGATCTCCGCAATATTTGTAATAAATAAAAAAAGCTGCGTAAACTATTATAATATTTTTTCAATATTACATTTCTATATAATGTCATTGAAAGAATATTTAGAAAGAAATAACGTAAACTTATTAGAAGGTTATTCACAACAAATAAAAGTTTTTTGTTACTACTGCCATCTGCCATCTGTC